ACAGAATGCCCTCCGGAAATGGGAATGGCGTCGCAGTCATCAGGTCCGGCTTCGTTAAACATTAGTGCAGGAAGTGCTTCAGATATGGCACAGATAATAAAAACACTTATGTCGTTGAATCAGAGCTCGCCCGCGCCTGTTGTTGATATGAATCCAGAATATGAAGGTGCAATGGGCGGAATTGCCGGTGCTGCTCTTGGCGGCGCAATGGGCGGAATTCCAGGTGCAATTGCAGGCGGATCAATTGGTGATAAGCTGACTGGCAAAGAAAAAGCAGTTGACGAAATGGATAGAGATCCAGGTATTGAAGATGCTGAAAGAGATGACAGCATTGAAAGTGTTATAAGCATGGCAGTGCCCAAGTATAATTTTACACCAGTGGACCACGATACTGCAATGAAGATTGCAACTATAGCATCTAAAAAGAGCAATGTTGGATCATATGTAAATTACGATAATGTTGACGAGTTTTATAATTATCTAGAAAAACGTGGTCTTGTAAAAAACACAGATGAAGCATTTGCTAATGAGCCTAACGAAAAATATCAAGATCATAAATTTATGACTAAAGATTTATCAGGCGGCATTAATCGTCAAAAAACAATGTATCCACCAGCAGCTAAAGGTGATAATCCGATGGCTGTAGAAAGCATAAAGGATCGTCTTTATCGTGCATTAAACGAAAAAAAATCTAAAGACTTGAGCGAAAAACCAAATGAAGGCAACGAATTCAGCGGAGCATTAGCTCAGGCTAAAAAAATGGGCAAGAACGAATTCGAAGTAGATGGCAAAAAGTACAAAGTCAAAGAAGCTGCAAAGCCAGACTTCCTAGACATGGACAAAGACGGCAATAAAAAAGAGCCGATGAAAAAAGCCGTTGCTGATAAAAAAAAAGATTCAGTAGATGAAGCAGTACCTCTAGCAATAGTAGGAGCATTAGCAGGTCGTGCTGCCGCAGGATATGTAGCAAAGAAACTTGGTAAAGGTGCGGTTCAAAATGCACTTACTAGCAAGGTTGGTCAAACAATTGCGGGACAATTGGGAAGTCGGTTAGCTAACAAAGCTGGTGCTAGGATGTCCGCCGCTGTTGATGATAAAAACAAAAACACATTTAAGAAATAATAAAAAGCGCCGAGAGGCGCTTTTTAAATTGCTAAATATTTTATGGGAAAAAGTTTAGACGGCGTATTAGTTAAAAAAGCTAATCAAAAAGAAACATATACAGAAAAGCAAATTGATGATATAGTTAAGTGCATGGATCCTGAACTAGGATATTTGTATTTTGCAAAACACTTTGCTTACATTCAGCATCCTGTTAAAGGAAAACTGTTGTTTGAACCTTATGAATATCAATTACGATTATTGCACAGCTATCATAATCATCGATTTAATATTAACATGATGCCTCGACAAACCGGTAAAACAACCTGCGCTGCAATTTATCTTTGTTGGTACGCAATGTTTCATCCTGATCAAACCATTCTTATTGCTGCACACAAGTACACTGGTGCACAGGAAATCATGCAACGTGTAAGATATGTTTACGAAACTTGTCCTGATCATATTCGTGCAGGTGCTACTGGATATGCTAAAGGATTTATTGAATTTGAAAATGGTTCACGTATTGTAAGTCAAACTACTACCGGAAATACTGGTCGTGGTATGGCTATTTCTTTACTGTACGCAGACGAATTTGCATTCGTTCAGCCTAACATTGCAGAAGAGTTTTGGACCAGTATTTCGCCTACTCTTGCTACTGGTGGTCGTGCTATTATTACCAGTACTCCAAACAGCGACGAAGATACGTTTGCAACTATTTGGAAACAAGCTGAACTAAAGTTTGACGAATACGGTAACGAAAACGAGCTTGGTATAAATGGTTTTCACGCATTTAGGGCTTACTGGAACGAACATCCAGACCGCGATGATGTGTGGATGAAAGAAGAAATTGGCCGTATTGGCGAGGAAAAGTTTCGTCGAGAATACGGATGTGAATTTTTAATCTATGATGAAACATTGATTAGTTCTTTGGTGTTAGCTGAAATGGTTGGAAAGTCGCCTATTATCAATATGGGTCAGACACGTTGGTATAAAAAGCCAAGTGCAAAATACAACTATGCAGTTGCGTTAGATCCTGCCATGGGCACTGGTGGTAACTATGCTGCTATACAAGTAATAGAACTACCAACATACGAACAGGTAGGAGAATGGCAACACAACACTACAGCAGTACCTGGTCAAATTAGAGTTTTAAAAGATATTTGTCAATACATATCTGACGAATGTAGAACTGGCGGAAGCAATATATATTGGTCAGTTGAAAACAACGGGCTTGGCGAAGCAGCACTATTGGTAATAAATGATTTTGGAGAAGAAAATATTCCAGGACTGTTTGTGTCAGAACCGATAAAAAAAGGGCATGTTAGAAAATTTAGAAAAGGATTTAACACCACGCATAGTTCTAAAGTAACTACCTGCGCTAGATTAAAAAGCATGGTTGAAAATCAACAACTGGTTATCAATAGCAAATCTTTATTAAGTGAATTAAAAGCATTTGTAGCTACAAACAGTTCATTCTCTGCAAAGCAAGGATATACAGATGACCTTGTTAGTGCAGTACTTTTGTCTCTAAGAATGATAGATATCATCAAAGATTGGGATCCTGCTATCTACAACAGCTATTCTCAAATTGATTCTGAACAGGACTACGAAATGCCTATGCCTATCTTTATATCCAGTAATTATTGATAAATAATATATCATGAAGAATCTCGAATCAATAGCAAAAGATTTATTTAATAAAATAAGAGGAAGATTTCCTAACATTACCTTAGGTGATAACGAGGGTAATGTTACAAACATTCCTAGCGATGCAAGATATTTTGATTTTGCTTTTTTAGATGAAAAAGAAAAGAAAATCAGCGTCAGTCTCGATCAAGACAACGGAATAGTTGTTATTGTTGGAAAAGACATTGTCAGCAATCAACCTGAGCACATACAAGATAAATGGTACAATTTTTTAAAAGAACTTAGAGTCTTTTCAAAAAAGCGTTTATTGAATTTTGATGTAAGAGATATCAACAAATCAATTTTAAATAAAAGAGATTATAAATTTTTAGCAGCAACACGACCTGGAGACGAACCGATGGCTGAATCAAAAATGTACGGTACTAATAAAACAAGTTACCAACGAATTGGTAATGCTAGATTAGCAATTAAGCATACACAATCAATAAATTTAGAATCAACTGGTAGCCGATCACAAAAAATCAAAGCAATTTATGTTGAATCTCCAGAAGGTGAACGATTCAAATATCCATACAACCATATTGCTGGTGCACGGGCTATGGCTAGACATGTTAGCGAAGGCGGCAATGCATATGACGATTTTGGAAAATATATTTCTGGATTATCAAATGAAGCTTCAAAATTGCAAAAATTTAAAAAGTATATGAGCCGCAGCAGTGTAATGGCAGAAACACTTTCAGAATATATGGATACTGTAAATACACGTATACAAGAAGTCAAAAAAGAAATAATGCATTTACAAAAAGAAGGTTTTTATAAACAATCAATAGAAAACTTTACAGTTCCTGTTGTTGAAGATGTACCAGAGGGCGTGTCAGAAAACTGGATAGATCAATTAACTATCAAGCAATTCAACGAAGAATTAAAAGATGTATTTCCGTACATTTATAAATTAATCGGAGAAGCAACAAAAGCCAAAGAATTAGGTCCAGAAGATTTAGATGAAGCAGAACTAGATACCAATGAAGCTGGCGGCATAGGCGGCGGCATGAGTGGTACAAAATTCTCAAAAGCTGCCAAGTATGCACCAGCAGTAGGTGCAGGTGTGCGCGGTGCAGTAGATAATTCTACAATGGGACTTGGAAAATACGCCAGAGCAGCAGCAGATTACGGCGTAAAAAACCTAGGATCGTTAGCAGGCATGTCTGAGCCAACAACCTTTGATAAAGAACTAGATCAAGAACGTGAAAAAGATATTGCAGCACAACGTGATTATCCTGTTGCATGGGATATAGGTGATAAAGTAAGTACGGCTGCTCAAATAGCAAGTGGTGTTGGTACTGGTAAAGCTTTGGCAACAACAGCAGCAAGATCAGCAGCAAAGGCAGCAGCAACAAAGGCAGCAGCAGCACAGGCCGCTAAAAAGACTGCCGCAAATTTAAAATATCAGGCTATGGGCATGAGCAATGCCGAATTATCCAATGCTATGAAAATTTCAAAAAGTCCAGAACTAGCACGTGAATTGCAAAGAAGATTAGCACTTCAAAAACTGCCAAATCTTCCTGTGCCTAAGCCTTTAAATTTAACTCCGCAAATGAGAACTCCTCCTACATCTAGACTTACCTTGACTCCGCAAATGAGAGTTAACCCTTCTAGAGAAGAATTTGAAATAGAACAGGCGTTTGAAGATATAATGGGACAATTTTCCGATCATGTGTGCGAAGATTGTGGAAATCCAAGTTGGCGTACACTAAGCGAAGAAAAGCAAAAAGGTTTAGATGGCAAAGTATGCTGGAAAGGCTACAAGCGTATGGGCACCAAAATGAAGGGTGGCAAGCGTGTAGACAACTGTGTCAAAATCAAAGAAGCCGACGACAAAGGCGTAGGAACTGTGTTTATGCGTTTTACAACTAAACTAACTCCTGAAAAAGAACCATATCTAGTTGGGTATGCAAACTTTGCAAATCACCCATCTGAAATCACATTTGACGGATCGTTACGTCAATATACTAATTTAAAAACCATGCCCGATATTGCAAATGCTGTAAAAAGTATTTTAACTGATAAAGTTTTCATTAATGTTAAGGACATTGTGCTGTACAAAGAACCTGGGGTTGTTAGTAGATTTTCACAGTTGAACAAATTTTTTGATTGGATGAACAGTACTTACAAAGGCAACCAGATTAAAATTATGGATGCTCCAGAAAAAGATCAAGACAGATTTGATAAAGACAACACACTTTCAGTTGAGGTATATTTACCCAAGATTAAAAAAGTAATAAAAGTAGGTAGAGGCTCTATACAATCTAACCGTACCGATAACAGATTAAAGACAGGCGATACAGTTCAAATTACCAGTGGAGAATATGCAGGATACACTGGGTCAGTTCAACAAATCAACTATAAAAAAGAAAAAGAAAAAGGCTCAGATAGTCCGTATTCAAACGTTGATAAAAGAGTAGTTAAGGCTCCAGAACCAAAAATGACTCGCTACTTTAAATTGGGCAACACTAGACTATTCAATTTTTTAAGAAAAGAACGCCCGGACTTGATGCAGCAATATTTTAGACCAAACTTTGGTGGCTTTGTGATGAATGACAAGGCATTTAAAGAATTTTTAAAATTTGCAAACTCTAGCGAATTTGGCGATCCACAAATAGAAATAGATCAAGCTCGAAGTTTTTTCGAAGATACTAATGTTGATGAGGGTATTAAAAACAAATTAGCAATGCTTGCACTGTTAGGACTAACTGGAATGGGTGTTATGAAAGGGTTGGATCCTAGCGATTCGCCTTTGGGACAAGCATTACAAAGTGCAGCAGAACAAGGTGATGAAGACGCAGCTATGCATCTAAGGAATTTAGGCGCTTACATTGACGGCAACGACACTCAAACACTAAGAATGTTAAACTTTCAATACATAGATGAACCAGCGTCAATGAAAGACGATTCAACAGTGCCAAATGATTCAACTGCGTCACCGTTGTCAAAAACTCAAAAAATACCAATAGGCGAATTTATTCTAAGTTATTTTGACAGAGAAACAGGCCGATTCCCTAAAGGCGAAACAGCGGTATTGACTGCGGTGCAAAAAGATTACGGCGATCAATATGTAAAACCTGCCGTAGAATTTATTAAAAAAGTTGAGGCAATGACAGCTAAGAAACAGGTGGAAAAAATACAAAATTCATCGCACCCAGAAACAGAGATGATTAAACACCTAGCTGGTGTTTAAGTTTAAGCGTAGTGGAAACACTACGCTTATTTTTTTATCAATAAAAATCAAATATTTTGATTGACAGATAAATAATATTGTGTAGTATTGTAAATGTGCTACACGCTACAAGGCACAAATTTTATTAAGCGCATAGGCATTATTATAGGAGGCATTAACTATGGCATCATTATCAGAAATTAGAGCAAAACTGAAAGAACAAGAAACTCGTTCTTCGGGCGCTGCAACAGGCGGCGGCGACAATGCAATATATCCATTTTGGAATATGCAAGAAGGTCAAACTACAACATTCCGTTTCCTTCCAGATGGCAATCAAGACAATACATTCTTTTGGGCAGAACGCTTGATGATCAAGCTTCCGTTCGCTGGAATAAAAGGCGAGACTGATTCTCGCCCTGTACAAGTTCAGGTTCCATGCATGGAAATGTATGGCGAATCGTGCCCAATATTGAGCGAAGTTCGTGGGTGGTTCAAGGATCCTACGTTGGAAGATATGGGTCGCAAATACTGGAAAAAGCGTAGTTATCTTTTCCAAGGTTTTGTTACTGATAATCCACTAAAAGAAGACAATCATCCGGAAAATCCAATTCGTAGATTCATTATTGGTCCACAAATTTTCCAACTTATTAAAGCAGCATTGATGGATCCTGATATGGAAGAACTTCCAACAGACTATACTGCTGGCGTTGATTTTAGACTTAACAAAGGCAGCAAAGGTGGCTTTGCTGACTACGGAGCATCAAACTGGGCTCGCAGAAGCCGCCCGTTGACAGATGCTGAAATGCAAGCAATCAATACACATGGATTGTTTAATCTTTCTGATTTCTTGCCAAAGAAACCAACAGAGATTGAACTCAAAGTTCTTTCAGAAATGTTTGAAGCAAGTGTTGATGGCGAAGCTTACGATACTGATCGTTGGGGTCAGTATTTTAGACCAGCAGGAGTATCAGCAAAGACTGGTGATCCTGTAGCAAACACTGGTAAAAAAGCAATAGTTGTAGACGACGTTGACGATGTTGATGTCGAAGTTCAAGTTAAGCCTAGTGCACCAGTAAAACCAAAGGCAACTGAGTCTGAGAACTCATTGGCTGGAAATGCTAGCGCACAAGACATTCTTGCAAAAATACGTGCTCGTCAAAATCAATAAACAGTAGGGGAGTTTTCCCCTACTACTTTTTTCACAGGAGATAATTATGGCTAAAATTACAAAACTCAGCGACAAACTTAGTAAGATATCTGAATCATTTAGCGTATACATGTACGACAATGGATTCATGGTCGAGGCGAATGGAAGAGATTCCGAAGACGAATGGTCGACTGCAAAAGTTCTCTGTTCAACAGAAGACGAACTAATTGCACTTGTACGTGATGCTGTAAACATTAAAAGAGACGTTTAATGGCTAGCAAAACATTTGATCCAACTAAATTTAGAAACAGTTTAACTAAATCTATAACCGGCATGAGTGCCGGTTTTAATGACCCTACTGACTGGATTTCCACAGGCAGCTATGCTTTAAATTATCTTATCAGCGGAGATTTCCAAAAGGGTGTTCCGTTGGGAAAAGTGTCGGTATTTGCAGGCGAGTCTGGTGCAGGCAAATCTTACATTTGTTCAGGAAACATTATAAAAGATGCACAAAAACAAGGCATCTATGTTATTCTTGTAGATTCTGAAAATGCACTTGACGAATCATGGTTAACTGCACTTGGAGTAGATACCAGCGAAGAGAAGTTGTTAAAACTTAATATGGCAATGATTGATGACGTTGCAAAAACAATTTCAACATTCATGAAAGACTATCGTGAATTGTCTGCAACAGACAGACCCAAAGTATTGTTTGTAATCGATTCGTTGGGTATGCTTATGACACCCACAGAAATCAATCAGTTTGACGCTGGTGATATGAAAGGTGACATGGGCCGTAAAGCAAAAGCACTCAAGGCTCTTGTTACTAACTGTGTTAATATGTTTGGAAATGCAAATGTAGGCTTGGTAGCAACCAACCATACTTACGCAAGTCAAGACATGTTTGACCCGGATGATAAGATCAGTGGTGGATCTGGTTTTATTTACGCATCGTCTATTGTTGTAGCTATTAAAAAATTAAAGCTAAAAGAAGACGAAGATGGTAATAAAACATCTGAAGTGCATGGTATTCGAGCAGCATGTAAAGTTATGAAAACACGCTATGCAAAACCATTTGAAGGTGTACAGATTAAGATTCCTTATGAAACAGGAATGGATCCATACAGCGGATTGTTTGACTTGTTTGAAAAATATGGCTTATTAGAAAAGGTAGGCAATAGGTATCAATATGTTACAAGTCAAGGCGAAGTGATGCTTGAGTATCGTAAAAATTGGACCGGAAGTTTATTAGATCGTGTTATGGAAGATATGCCCAATAAAAAGTTATCGTTGGTAAATATCAACGAAGCTGAAAAAGAAGCAGAACTAACCCATAGCGAGGAATAATTTAATGAACGAAGAACAGATTGCAGACATTTGGATGTTATTTAAAGAATATGCCGATAAAAAAACTGTAGCTATTACTGCTGAAAAGTTTGTTGACATACTAGCAGACTATGGAGTATCTGATGAGACTTTTCATTCTCTTGTAGGAGTCGACGGACATTTAGACGATGCAATCAACTACTATCTTGACTTAGATTCTGAAACCGACGAGGACGACGAGTAATCATATGGGATGGTATTCCGAGGTATCTAGAGATATTTTGAAAATTCCTAATGCGATACAATACTTTGAAGACGAGCTGTTACAAGCTCGTCTTGAAGTAAAGATCAAAGGAAATATCGAGCGAACTTCGGCAGAATTGCCGGGAATAGTAGAACACAGATTTAACCAACTTCAAGAAATTGAAGCAATACTAGAATACTTGAATATTGAATTGCGAAGATTACGCAGTACATTTTTTAAAAAGTATTTGGAAAATTATCAACGAGCGTTAAGTAGTCGCGATGTTGAAAAATACGTTGATGGTGAAGATGATGTTGTTGACTACGAAAAAATCATTAACGAATTTGCACTGATAAGAAACAAGTGGCTTGGAGTGTTAAAAGCATTGGATCAAAAACAATGGCAGATAACTAATATTGTAAAACTTCGAGTTGCAGGAATGGAAGACGCTACCTTATGAAATACCCCAAGTTACAAGGAACTAGATCTACGCAAAAGCACGTGATTTATTTTTCTTGTGACTGGTTGTATTATCAAGAACATGGCATACCACTAATAAAAAGTATTGTAAATACAATAGACTGGATTGGTGTGCATGTACATTTAGTTTTATATAGACCTCCCACTGATTTATATTATCACACTCGTGTTTCTTATACATACGAAATTATCTCAGATGATTTTATAAATTCTATTGTACTAGCAACTGACAGCGGTAAATTAACTGTAAACAAAGAACTGTTGCACACCGACAACGAATATAGAATCAAAGAAATAATTTACTTTAGTTGTGCAAGATTTATAAAGTTAGCAGAGTTATTCCAAAAAAATCAATTTGTATTGCAGATTGACGCAGATGCAATATTGTTTAACGAATTTTCTTTAGAAGAGTTTAAAGAAGTAACAGTCAAACCGCGCGGCATGAGAAAGCCCAAAGATCCACACACATTGATTGCCAGCTGTATCAGTTTGGGCACAGGAGATGCTGGAGAAAATTTTAAAAACAGTTTTTCAACTTTGTTACAAAATTCATTTTCCAAGGGTGCATACTGGTACATAGATCAAGAAATATTAAGAAAAGTTTTTTATAATATTGAATTTGAAACAATCAATACCAAGTGGTGTAATTGGGGACTTAAAAAAACAGACTACTTTTCTACAGGAAAAGGGAGTAAAAAAACTCACCCTAGATTCGTAGAAAGGGTAAAAGTATGGAAGGATATATAATATATCTTCCAGAATACGCCAACAGTGTCAAATGGGCACAACATGCACTAGATAGTGCAAAAAAACACAACTGGAATGTGCAGTTATATCCAGGTGTTGATGGCACTAAAATGCGAATACAAGACCTCGGATTATCTGTATTCTCTTCGTCAAAAAAAGTAAAAAGACTGTTTGAAAAATCCGGTGTGCATGGATGCTTTTTATCTCATTATCATCTTTGGAAAAAAGCAGTTCAAGAAAACAAAACTATTGCAATTTTTGAACACGATGTTGAATTTTACAAACCATATATCAAAACTGATTTTGAGGATGTATTAAAACTAGAAGGTTTTACGGAAGCAAAACCTATATCACCGGGTAAATGGTGGGAAGGTGCAAGAGCGTATGTAATCACTCCTCAAGCTTCGCAAAAAATAATAAATTGGATTGAACAAAACGGTGCTATGCCGGCTGACTGGATGCTGTGCGACGGCATTGTTGATATTAAGTTTGACCACAACAATCTAGTTGGATATTGTAAAAATACATTCAGTTTTACAAAGGATTTGTAATGAGAAGATTAATTTATCAAGTATATGTCGGACAACCAAGTAACCTATATGATGCATGTATTAAAAGCGTTTCGGATTATTGTAAAAAATATAATATAGATCATATTGTACAAAAAAATTCTATATTAAGAATTCAGCCAGATTTATCAAGAACCGGCAGAAGCAAAGAAGCAGTTAGTAGATTAGGGTATCTACCTATCTTTGAAAAAGAAAATGCATTTGCTTACGTTGACAAATATGATCAAATTGCCATAGTAGACAGTGACATTTACATTAAACCAAATGCCCCCAATATATTTGAAAGTTTTGAAAACGCTTACGACTTTGGTGCAGTTGCAGAACGAGAATTACCCTGCAATAAAAAATATAAATCAAAAATACGAAAATATTCTCATAATGCCTTTGGTAATTTAAAAGACGTAGACTGGAAATGGAACGACCTAGGTGCAGAGTTTTACAATATGGGACTTATGATTTTTAACTCAGAAAACTTTAAAAAATACTTAAAATCTCAAACTCCGAGAGAATTTATTTCTAGACCAGAATTCAAAGACTTTGTTGACGGTGTTGGATTTTATAGATGGAGCACAGATCAAATGTTATTAAACTGGTGGGTTAAAAAAGAATCCATGGCAGTAAAAAACCTAGATTGGCATTGGAACGCTTTGTATAAAGGTATAGAAGATAAGTATTTAAAAGATGCGCACTTTATACATTTCTTTCTAAAAGATTTGTTACCCAACAAAGGCGAAAATGTAACTGACTTACTGAAAGACATTTTATGAAGCATATTGCAATTAGATCAACTAGTGTAAGAAAACGCAATAGACCTTATACTACCCCGGGACTAGGAGATCGTGTGCATACTGTTTTAATTGGGTTATTGTACAGCTTATCTCATAATGTTCCGGTAACATTGCACTTAACCAGTGACAAATGGGATAAACAAAAGCCTGAATCTTTTAATGAAATTTTGAGTTTAATTCCTCCAGGATTGGTACATATTCAACCTCACTCGGTATCTAATTTACCCGAGGACAAATGGTTATCATACTTAAAACAGCAAGGAGTTGATGCAGTACCGTATTGTTATAAAGATTATTTAGGAAAATTTGAAGATCTCGAAGAGCTTGATATTTCAAAGTATTTTTCTAAGTATCCATGTATTGCTCCGCTAAACAGTAACATAACATTGCCTTCTAAATTTATAACAGTTCAGTGGGATTCCACTGACGAAGCTAGACGATTAAGTGATACAGAAATAAAAAATATAGAATCAAAATATCTTGCTCAAGGATACAGTATTGTTGTTATTGGAGGCAACGCACATACTGAAAATTTAAAATTTTCATTAAAGGACATAGGAAATGCAATGTCCAATGCTGATATGCATGTAGGAGTAGATTCTGGATTCATGCATTTTGCACAGCTTTATAAATTACCTAACCAGATACACATGTACAATAAAGATCCAGATAAAAACAATTGGTCTCATCATTTAAAAAGAGCAGTTGACAATGGCATAGTGTTTAACAAATATTTTAATAAGGAATAAAACAAAAATGATGTTTGGCAAAAATTTACAATCGAGTCATGTTGTCGATAGGATATCTTCTAATACAGTAGGTGTAGAATTAGGAGTTTGGCAAGGCAATAGTTCTGCAAAATTTGTTACAAAAACAAAACACATGCATTTGGTAGATGCATGGGCTGTAGAACCTTACAAAAACAGCAAAGAGCACGGAGATTATAACACTTACTTGAGTAGGTATTCGGAATTAGTAGGGTCATCAAATCCTGAGGATTTTCAAAAATACTATGATAAGATATACGAAAGTGTAAAAGAAAAATTTAAAAATAATAATGTAACAATACATCGTATGACCACTACAGAATTTTTTGAGCAGTTTAAAGAAACAGTTGATTGGATCTATGTCGATGCCGCCCACGATTTTGACGGTTGTTATAAAGATCTATGCAGTTCTCTAAAAATAGTCAGATCGGGCGGAACAATCTACGGCGACGATTATAACAATCGACCTGGTGTAAAATCAGCAGTTGATGCATTCGTAAAAGAACATAACTTAAAATTTAATAACTTCTTCGGAAATCAATACGAAATACAGGTTCCATAATGAAAATAGAAATTCCGATCAGTGTAGGTGATTTTATAGACCGATTGAGCATTTTAGAAATTAAAAAAGAAAATAAATTAAACGTCGACAAAGAATTAGAAATATATTACAACATTTCTAATTCTTTAGATCCTCAGGTTTTTTTGTATTTTAAAAATATTATTAAATCCATAAATCTTTCTTTGTGGGATATAGAATATAAAAAGCGTCAAAAATCTGCAAGATATACATCCGAGTATTCAGATTTAAGTACATTGACTACACAATTAAACGATCTTCGTCACGAAACTAAAAAAAGAATAGATTCTTTTTTTAACAGTGATATAGTTGAATTAAAGAAACACGAGGAATAACCATGCATCCTAGCAGTATAGAAAATATGAAAAAATGTAGAAATGAATTTCTAATATTAAAAGAAAACATTGACATTCTTGATGTAGGAGGCAGAGGACTTAAAAAAGCCAATAGATCATATTACCCCATATTTCAAGATGTTGCTAAAAATTATTTTATAGCAGACATAGTAGCAGGTCCGGGTGTAACACATGTTATGCCTGCACCCTATGTTATTCCTATGGCAGACAACAGTATCGATTTAGTGGTATCTGGGCAAACATTAGAGCATGTAAAAAATCCTTTTAGAAGTGTTGCCGAGATGACACGAGTATTAAAGTCCGGCGGGTACATTGCATTGATAGCCCCAAGTGCAGGTCCGAGACATGATGTTATTGACTGTTGGAGATTTATGGACGATTCGTTTGCTGCAATAGCAGAAGAATGCAATTTAGAAACAGTAGCAGATTGGATACACCAAGGCCCTAGTGGACGAGAACACGAATGGCGAGATCATGTGTTTGTGGGTCGAAAAAAGTGAAAGCATTTATAATAACTATTTTTAGTAATAACAATAGTGTTAATTATGCTAATAAATGTTTGGAATCTATAAAAGAAACCAATAGCAAGCTTGCCCCGGAGTTATTTTCAGCAGTTACTCCGGAAACGATGTTTGACGTTGTATGGCAATGGCCAGCAAGAAAAAAACAAACATGCAACAAAACCGGTCTTTTATTATCAGCTTATAAAAATGTAGATATAAACAAACGTATCTCTTGCGCACAGAGTCACTACTTGCTTTGGAAAAAATGTGTAGAATTAAATGAAACTATTTGTATATTAGAACACGACGCTGTTTTTATCAAAACATTTGATTTAGAAGATTTTGACGGCGGAGCAATGTCTATTAATTCTCCTGCAAATGCTACATTTAATGATAAAATTTATGATTCACTATTGGAAAATAAAGAAAACGAAGTTCCTTGGGTAACTGATCGAACTATTCCTCAAGGCCTTCCGGGTAACAGTGCATATGTAATAAAACCCTGGGCTGCTAAAAAAGCAATAGAATTACAAGACAATATAGGATGGTGGCCAAATGATGCTATATTATGTAAACAGCTTTGCCCTTGGCTAACAGTATATAAACCATATTTTACTACATTACAAAATATCAAATCAACTACAAGCAACTAACGTCAATAATAAATATTTTCATGAATAAACGTATAGTACTTGTTACTGGAGGCTTTGACCCATTGCACAGTGGTCACATTGCATATTTTAAAGCTGCAAAAAAACTAGGAAACAAACTGGTCGTTGGAGTAAATTCCGACAGCTGGCTAACTAGAAAAAAAGGCCGGCCTTTTATGCCTTGGGACGAACGTGCTGCTATTATTAGAGAACTGTCAGTAGTTGATGAAGTTATCGAATTCAACGACGATGACGGAAGTGCAAATTTTGCAATTTATAAATGCCTACAAAAGTATCCGGAGCACAAACTGATATTTGCCAATGGAGGTGACCGTGTTCCGGATAATTGTCCTGAATACATTTATAAAAATACTCCTTGGGTTGAATTTGCATTTGGAGTAGGCGGCGAAGATAAGAAGAACTCAAGCAGTTGGATTTTGGAAGAATGGAAAAATCCAAAAACTACAAGAGATTGGGGATGGTACAGAGTACTTGATGATAAAACAGGATACAAAGTAAAAGAGCTTGTTATTGAACCAGGAAAAAGTTTATCGGATCAACGACACTTTTTAAGAGCTGAACACTGGTATGTATTAAAAGGTTCATGCACTGTTAAAACAGAATATAACAACGTTACTCAAACAATAGAACTAAATGAATTAACATCTGGATATATAATTGGAAAAGAAGTGTGGCATAAAGTTACCAATAACACTGAAAACCTTTGTCATATTTTAGAAGTACAGTACGGCGAACAATGTGTGGAGAATGATATTGAACGAAGAAACTAAGCCACTAAGAATCTTTATTGGTTGGGACAGTAGAGAAGATATAGCATATCAAGTTGCTAGACAAAGCATTCTAGACCATGCAAGTGTTCCTGTTGAAATTGTTCCTTTAAAACAAAACCAACTTAGAAAAGACGAGCTGTACTGGAGAGACGTTGACAAGTTAGCTACAACAGAATTTACCTATACTAGATATCTAATTCCTGAATTAACTGGATTTGAGGGATGGGCACTCTTTATAGATTGCGATTTCTTGTTTAAAGAAGATGTTGCCAAACTGTTTGAGCTGACAGACGACAAGTATGCAATAATGTGTGCTCAACACGATTACAATCCTCCTGCCGGAATGAAGATGGATGGCAAAAAGCAAACACAATATCCTAGAAAAAATTGGTCTAGTATGATGCTAATCAATTGTGCTCATCCAAAAAATAAAATATTAACAAAAGAAGTAGTTAACGATCCTAACAAAACAGGTGCATACTTTCATAGATTTTCTTGGTTAAAAGATGACGAGATTGGCGCGGTAAGTCACGAATGGAATTGGCTTGTAAATTGGTATACCGAACCACTGGATGGAAAGCCAAAAGCAATACATTACACCGAAGGCGGTCCGTGGTTTGAAAAATATCAAGATTGCGAATATGCAACAGATTGGTATAAAGTTTCTAATAGATGTTATGCAAAGATTGTTGAAGAACAAGCAAAAGAAATAAAAATGTTTGACAAAAGACAGGTTGAAGTTGACGACTTAACATACCCTGATCAAAAAAAAAATTATTTAAACACATAATACACTCTATAGTAGACCCTACAGAGAAATATTATCCTTCCTCAAAAGAAGAGGCACTAAAAATATGGAATGACGAAATGGGAAATAAGATTGCGGCAATTGACAGCGAGGGCGGCGTAAATTATAAATCAAAAGGGCATTCCTATGATCCATACCTTACCAGCTTTATTATAGGGTCGGGCGGATATATCAGCAACTGGTCCACTGAAGAAAACACCAATACTGCGCTGGTTATCCGCGGACTAGGCGGCGGCAGCAGAAAAGCTATAAAACATTGCTGGAAAACAGGAAGAACTTTCTATGCGATCGACACTGGCTACCTAGGTAATGTAAAGACCAAGATATGGAATAGAGTTAGCAAAAACGCATTGCAAAATCTAGGACCAATCGTAGACAGACCCACAGACAGACTCAAGTTACTGAATTACAAATACAATCATTTTACTCCAGGAAGAAAGATATTGATCTGCCCACCTAGCGACAAAGTAATGGATCTTTGGGATCAGCCCTCGCCGCAAAAATGGACAGAAAATGTTATTGCAGAGCTGAAACAATACACAGATAGACCCATCGAAGTTAGACTTAAACCTGACAGATCCGACCGTATCAATAATAATTCTATACAATCTGCACTAAGCAAAGATGTACATTGTTTAATTACTTTTAACAGTATAGCAGCCACTGAAGCACTGCTATTTGGAAAACCAGCAATTGCATTAGGGGAAAATGCTGCACAAGTATTGTGCAATAAAAAATTAAAAGATGTTGAAAATTTACGTATTCCTTCCAAAGACGAGATGCTGGCCTTTGCTGCTCATTTGAGTTATTGCCAATTTAATCAATCTGAATTTGCTAACGGAACAGCTTGGCGCATAGTAAATGAAAGTCGTTAGTTATAGCAGTGTTGTTCCTTTAAAAAACAAGTCGCAAGAAAAATCTGACATTTTAATAAAATTTATAAAAGGTGTAAACGCAGCAGGCGACACTGGAATCTTTCATACAGGCTACAACATTGTGGAATGTGATGTTGCAATGATACAAGGCTGGCAACATGAAAAAGGAAAATCTGCCCCTCATCTACAGCTAAGACAACAGATCATTGATAGTCAAATAGACAAAAAAAGATTTGTATGCACTGCTGACAGTAATCTTTTTCTTTATGCAAACAAGTCAAATGAGCCACATCATTATTTAAGATACAGCTTGAATGGAATCTTTCCTAATACAGGAAAATATTTCGACGATAACCCCGATCCTGCTAGATGGATGCAAATACAAAAAGACACTGGCATAACATTGCAACCACGTAAAACAACAGGAAAGAACATTGTGTTGTGTTGTCAACGAAACGGCGGCTGGAGTATGGGATCCAACGATGTAACCGGATGGGTTAGACACACTGTCTCAATAATTAGAAAATATTCAGATAGACCAATTGTAGTAAGACCGCATCCTGGAGACAAAAATGCAGTAGAATATTTTAATCCAAAAACAACCAGTTTGCGATTTTTGCACAATGTAACTATTAGTAAATTTGATACACCGCTGGACCAAGATCTAAAGAATGCGTGGTGTGTGGTTAATCATAACAGCAGCAGCATAGTTGGCCCTATAATTCAAGGGTATCCAGCATTTATCACAGATCCTATAAAAAGTCAATGTGCCGAAGTAGCACATCATTCTTTTGAGTCTATTGAAAGCCCAACTGAGTTTGATAGAACACAGTGGCTAGAACGAATTTCTATGTTTCATTGGAAGTTTAGTGAACTTGAGGATGGCACTGCATGGAAACACATAAGGCCTTATTGCCAGTAACTGTTGTGATGCTGAACAACCACATCTGTTTTTTTAGATTTTCCTAGAGACTTACGGTCTCCTTTCATGTGATCCATCCATTTTCCTAATTTGCTGTTGATCAACGGATGCCCACCGCCGCCTGTCTTAGCGCCTGTTAGAGATAGTTCCGCAGTATAATCTCTAACGTTTGGATGTTTAATTTTCAATGAATTGAGTATTTTTCCAAACACAAATGAGTCGTGCCATTCATCCAGTTTGAAAATACCGTTTTCTGCTTCTTCGTACATACGCTCGAATTCATTTAAAAATTCTAAACAGGTTGCGTCTTTTAAATTCAAACCATAAAATCCACATTCAGGCCATGATTGCGATCCGCTGCCTCTCCCAACATAGGTAATCCAACTGCTGCTTGGTAGAATTTCTAACCAATCGTTGTATTGCCAAGTGGTGTGAATAAAGCTGTCTGCATCCATCCATACAACCCAATCATCACCTTTTGTACACGCATCGAACACAGCGTATACTTTATTTGCAAAACGCACAGCATCCCATTTAAATTCTTTATGAAAATCTTTTGGACGTTTTTCAGGGAATGGACATTTTCCGTTTGCTTTAGGCACTGACTTCCATTTTTCTTTAAACTTGGATAATTTGGGCAGCGATTCTCTAGCATCTAGAATAGTAATTTGTGTGGTATCTGGATTATCTGGAACACAATCTTCTGCATATACAATCAACTTTATTTTTTTATCAACTTTTTCTGCAAATGAATTGATAAATCTTTGTCCATATAAATCCATTCCGGGCTTATGAAAGGTTGTAATCACAGATATGTTGGTCATAATTTGTCCTTGTTAAATAGCTATAGGTATTTACAAATGAAATTTAAACTATGGAGAGAATACGGCGCATTAAACTCAAAGCCAGTCTTTGATGCATTTGCAGCCGGAGTTGAAAAATTAGGTTATAAAGTTGTTGAAAACAACACTGCTGACGTTGACGTAATTTGGAGTGTATTATTTCAAGGAAGAATGTTACCAAATAAAACAGTGTGGGATAATGCAAAAAAAGCAGGACGTCCTGTTATTGTGCTAGAAGTAGGCGGAATCAAAAGAGGAACAACGTGGAAAATTGGGCTAAACGGAATCAACAGGGGTTCTTATTATACTCCGTTGGATGCAGATGATAGTAGGGCAAAACAGTTAGGGTTAAGGTTATTGCCTTGGAGGACCACTGGAGAATACATCATCATTTGTGGACAGCACAATAAAAGTTTACAGTGGATTGATATGCCATCAATGAGCAAATGGATTATAGACACAATAAGTACCATTCAACAGTTTTCTAAACGTACTATAATAATTAGGCCGCATCCGCGATGTCCTTTACCGCATATAGAAAATGAATTCAAAAATGTTTACAGTCAACAACCTATGCACATTAGCGGAACTTATGATGATTTTAATCTAAATTTTTCAAACACGTGGGCAACTGTAAGCTGGAATTCAAATCCAGCTTCACAAAGTATAATTGCCGGAGTTCCAGCGTTTGTAGGAGAAACCAGTCTTGCAAGAGCAGTGGCTAACACAGATTTATCAAAAATTGAAAATCCTGACATGCCCGACCGACAGCAATGGCTTAACGAACTTGCATACACAGAGTATACCTTGTCGGAAATAGAAACAGGAATACCCATAAAAAACTTGACACATAGAATACAACATGTTAAGTTTTAAACATGTTAGATACTGTAGAAGATATCCTAAGTTTAGTAGTATCCTTTAGCGATGCAGTCCTTCCTATGGACAAAGGGATTCTATCAAGCATTGACCGACAACTCAAACGCGGTGTTGCGTTGACTGATCGTCAGCACGAGTTGGTTAAAACAAAACTGCTGTTTTATAAAGATTTTTTAATTTCTGTTGGAGTAACAGATCTACAAGAAAAATTAGATACCTTGAAGTTTCCTTTGAGAACTGTTGATCGCTCAAAGTCTATTGTTTTTAACGATAACTTAGTTGAGATTAAATTTCCGTTTAATAAAAAAATAATTGTGACATTAAACGAAGTAGTTCAGAAATGCAAAAGATTCTACAATCACGAAATTGGGTCTAATGTTCACAAATTTAAAATTAACGAGTTAACAGTTAAAGAAATAGTAACAGCATTCAAGGACAAAAACTTTTATATAGACACTGCTGTATCAGAGCTATACAAAAAAATCAATGAGATCGAAATGGACAGGCAGTCGATTCTACCTGGCATTTACAACAACAAGCTGATGAACTTTAAAAAATCTGCATTGGACTTGATGGATCTAGAGCTAGGTCCTCTTACCAGCGAAAACTTGATTAAATTTTATGATCGTCGTCGACGGTATGGCATTGCTGACATTGAAGGTACTGTTTATAAAAATACATTGGTTGAAACCATTGCATATCGAGATGCAGCCGAATTGGCAGTTACCCCCGAAATGCATTCTCTAGATTCTGTTGTTGATGCAGTAATTCAACTTGAAAGATTTCCTATTCTAGTGTTGGTTGATCCTGAAAACACGTTGGAAGACGTTGCTAAAGTTTACAATGCATTCAGAGACGTAGTTCCCAACCAAAGTCAAACAGTGTTGTTTAGAGTCGACACTTCCACCAGTTACAATTTGAACAATTTCGTTCATGACAATAAAATAAATAATTGGCTTGACACATCAACAAAAATTGTTTATATTAATAAAAATAAGCTGCCAAAACTGCTGCTTCGCAGTGACTGGCGACCTATGGCAACGCTGGCATTATCCAGCTATCGTGCCAATTCCCACGTTACTACTTACATCAAAGACGTGTGTGACCTTATCATCTATCATGATAAGAGTATGAGTATTATTGGTAATAAAAGAAAGTATGTCAACTACTAAATTAATAATTGAAGATGAAGTAAACATAAAGTTCGAAGGTTTAGATGTAGATGTAAGAAGAAAACTTGCAAATGCACTGAAATTTGATGTTCCATACGCTAGACATATGCCGCATTACCAGCTCGGACGTTGGGATGGTAAGGTTGGTTTTTTTGGTATCGGTGGATCAGGTTACGTAAACCACCTAGATGTAATACAAAAAATCTTATCGGAAAACAAGGTCGAGATCGTCAAAATAGACGACCGTAGACAAGTTGTTGAACTGAATTTTGAAAAAATTGACGAAGACTACTGGGGCGATAAAACATGGCCTAAAGGTCATCGTGACGAAGGACAGCCGATACGTCTTCGTGATTATCAATTGTCAGTCATAAACAATTTCTTATCAAACCCACAGGCGTTGCAAGAAGTAGCAACCGGTGCTGGTAAAACCATCATTACAGCCACACTATCTAAGATAGTTGAGCCGTTTGGAAGAAGTTTGGTCATTGTTCCAAACAAATCACTTGTTACACAAACCGAAGACGACTACCGTAACTGCGGGCTAGATGTCGGTGTGTATTTTGGTGACAGAAAAGAATTAGGTAAAACGCACACTATTTGTACATGGCAGAGTCTTAATATACTTGAAAAAAAATTCAAAGACGGTACCGGTATTTTAAGTCTAGCAGAATTTTTAGATGGTGTATCCACAGTAATCGTTGACGAAGTGCATCAAGCAAAAGCTGAAGTTCTTAAAAATATACTCACAAGAAACCTACGCAATGCTCCTATACGGTGGGGTCTTACAGGAACTATACCAAAAGAAGACTTTGAATTTCAAAGTATATTAGCAAGTCTTGGTCCAGTTATTGGAAACGTTACTGCAAAAGAACTACAAGACAAAGGTGTGTTATCCAACTGTCATGTTAATGTATGTCAATTGATTGACCTACAGGTGTTTAGAGATTATCAATCAGAACTCAAATATCTAGTAACTGACAAAGAAAGAATAGAATATATTGCAAATTTGCTGAATAAAGTTGCAAAATCTGGAAATACCCTTATACTTGTAGATAGAATATCAGCAGGAGAAAAATTAAAAGAGTTAATACCCGATTCAACATTTATCAGTGGTGCAGTAAAAGTTAAAGATAGAAAAGAAGTCTACGACGAAATCAACGAAGCTACAAACATGACCATTATTGCAACATATGGTGTTGCAGCAGTTGGCATTAACGTTCCACGCATTTTTAACTTGGTATTGTTTGAACCGGGCAAAAGTTTTGTCCGTGTTATACAATCTATTGGCCGCGGTGTTAGAAAAGCAAAAGACAAAGACTTTGTACAGGTATGGGATATAACCAGTACATGTAAGTATGCGAAAAAACATTTAACGGAACGTAAAAAGTTTTATAAAGATGCACAATATCCGTTTACAATAGAAAAAATAGACTGGAAAAAATAATAACATGAGGATTTTAACCCTTGAAAATAAAACATTTGAATTAAATCACTTACCCGACAGTGTTGAAGAAACTGTTAGATTTGCAATACTGGATAACAGCAATCCATTAGATCCGGATTTCTTTTTTAATCCGCTGATATTTTTAGAAAGCTTTAACAGTCCTGCAATTGTTCTAGAAATCAGCGGTCACGAAATCACCATGCCGTTGGATTGGTGCATTGCAGTAGGTTGCAGTGAAGCTGGAAGCGATTTAGAAGTATTGCCTCTTACCAGCTTGAATGACAGAGGATTTGAAGCATTTTTATTCAATCCTTTAACAGGGTCTTACCCACAGTTTGGTAAGATAGAAATATTAAACTTTTACAACGATGTAAAATGGTATTTTCCAAAAATGCGTAATGGACACTTATTAAGTGTTCCTATCACAGAAACTGATAATCCACAGTGTGCATTTTTTGTAAAAGACATCAGCAGACAAAGTGAAATTATAGACTTTGGTAAATTATTATAACGAGAAAAAAATGGCAAAATCATCTTACTTACCCCCAATTACTTTATTAGACTACTTTATTCCAACTGCCGATACTTGTGGAGAATGGAGGAAAGCTCGTATTAAAAATGCTAATCTTCCTGTGTTACAGTATATGTACAACGGCGACGAAACTGACTCGTTGAGATGTATGATCTCAAAAACTCGCGGTTGGGTTGTCATTCCGGACTACGGCACAGAAGAACTTAAAATTCGTTTTAGATTAGACTTTAATCATGTTAGACAGAAGTGCTCTACTGCACGACAGGCTGGTACAAGTGTTGACAAAAGCGAAAGAGGGCCTAGTGATATATTTAGAGGATGGTATTTGTCTCCTAAAAACGCACAAGAAGGTACATTTAAAGATTTTGAAAGAAAAGCAAATCTTATCGAATTTTTAACAATTATGCCAGTGTGTACAGAACATCATTCGTACATATCTCAAGATAGTGCAAAGTCAGATCTAACCTTGAAAAACTTTTCTAAAGACACATGGATTTGGGCACTACAAAGTCCAGACAACTTTAATAAAGCCAAAGAGAAACTAAGATTTAATCTTGACTATGATTGGTTTATTGATCATATGTCCAACATAAATTATCCAAACATTCGTGACAGATTAGTTGAACTAAATTTTAACTATTGAAAGGAAATACACATGGGAATTCGAGCCGGAAAAGTCTGGGGAAATACAGAACTAATACATGCAAATGGAGTATTAGAATTTCACCGTATAGAATTTAAAGCAGGATATAAATGCAGCGAACACGAACACAAATTTAAGTGGAATGGCTTTTTTGTTGAATCAGGGAAGATGCTGGTACGAGTTTGGCAAGACGCAGATCAACAAGGATTGGTCGACGAAACAATACTCGAACCAGGTCAGTTCACTCAAGTTAAACCAGGTATGATTCATCAGTTTGAAGGCCTTGAAGACGGAGTTGCATTTGAATTATACTGGGCTGAATTTTCACACTCGGATATAATACGTAGAACAATTGGATCAAGAGTTGGCTAGTTTAATTCCGGGCGAAACGTTAATTTACGAACGTGTTGACAAAAAAATCTATGCAAGATATGCTAATAGACCAGACATACCCAGGTGGTGTATTAACGGCACTGAGGACACAGAGATTGGATATCATGACTTTAAAAAAATGTTGGAGTTATCTGATAAAAATCCAGTATTTAAAAAAGAACTAGACAAATTATTAAATTTGTATTATATTATGAAGGACACTATATGAAAATTATTGCAGGCCCGTGCCAACACGAGACGTACGAGCAATCATTAGAAATTGCAACAGAATGTAAACGTGTATGTGATATGTTTGGGTTTGAATACATCTTCAAAGCCAGCTATGACAAAGCAAATCGAACACACATTAGTGGTCAACGTGGGCGAGGGATGGCTAACACTCTTGAAGAGTTCAAGCAGATTAAAGAGCAGATTGATGGGTTGAAGATCTTGACAGATGTTCACTCTGAAAAAGAAGTGCTGACCATTGCAGATTGGTGGAGTAGAGTTGTTGATGTTATTCAGATTCCAGCATTCCTTTGCCGCCAGACTGACATCATTCAAGCTGCTTGCGATCAAGGGTTTATTGTTAATATCAAGAAGGGTCAGTTCCTTGCACCGTGGGACGTAGAAGGCATTTTATCTAAGACTGAGGGTGCAAAAGAAGTTTGGATTACAGAGAGAGGAACGAGCTTTGGTTATAATAATTTGGTTGTTGACTTTACTGGTATTGATTGGATGCTTAGAAATTATCGTGTACCGATCGTATTCGACGCCACCCATAGTGTTCAAAAACCTGGTGGGAACGGCACGAGTAGTGGTGGTAATAGGGATTATGTTCCTGCTCTATGTCGCGCAGCTAGCGCTCTTGGCGTATCTAATTTCTTTATAGAAGTTCACGCAGATCCAGATAATGCTCCGTCAGATGGACCTAACATGGTACGTCTAGAAGACTTTGAAAAATTAATAAAGGAAATACATGACTACCGCTATATTGATACCAGCAAGAATTAACAGCTCTCGATTTCCTCGCAAAATGCTTGCAGAACTCAATGGGGTTCCGTTGGTGCAACATGTGTTCCAACAATGTTGGAACTTTGGCTACGAAACTTACGTGCTAACAGACAGTCAAGAAATTGCAGATATACTGCCATCTAAGCGTGTAATAATGACTTGTCCTGATCACGAAAATGGAACCAGCCGATGCATGGAAGTTATTGACGAAGTGTTGCAATATGATAGATATATTAATGTGCAAGGTGACATGCCAGATGTCACTGCAGAAATGTTGATAAAAATTGACACAGAACTAAAATCTTTCTCTGATGTTGCAACTGCATATTCGACCATGAATGCCGATGATCGTCAAAATCCCAATGTTGTTAAAATGATTCACAACAGAGGCAGAGCGCATTGGTTTTTACGAGCACCACTGGAATATGGAGATAGACATTTAGGAATTTACGGTTATAATAGAATTGCCAAGTCCTATTACAGTGTTAGTAAAAAGTTTGCAGAAGAAAACTTCGAACAGCTTGAACAACTTCGTTGGATACAAAATGGTATTAAGATCGGCGTAGTCGAAGTTGATTTCAACGGTATTGAAATCAACACGCCAGAAGATTTAAAAGAATGGCACAAAAGAAATGGCAAATAAACATATTGATCTTTTTAAAGAAATGATTCCAGCAATTGATCTAGGATTTAAAGATCTTTGGGATGCTGCTGGGGACGAAGGGCAAAAAGAAATCAAAAATGATTTATGGAACCTCAACAGATATATCAGCAGTGTAAAAGGATCACGTGATTCTCAAGAACTTGCTGTATTCAAAACCAATGAATACTATAATAAAAATTGGGCAGTGCTTGGTGCAAAACATCCTAAACTACAATGGCAACTGTTGTGTGTTGCTGGTAATACAGGAAAAAAAGAATTTCATCCGTGGTTAGGATTAAAACAGGCCAAAGGTGTTAACACCAAAGCTGTTAAATTTTTAGAAGAAATATACCCAACTAAAAAAATAGATGAGATTGAATTAATTGCTAGAATATTTACAAAAGCACAACTCGAAGAACTTGCCAGGGACCATGGATACGAAAAAGTCAATTTTTAATAAACCATATATATGTGAATACTGCGAAACTGGATATGCCAAAGAAAAAACTCTTATGGTTCATATGTGTGAACAAAAGAGAAGACATTTGCAAAAAGGTGAAAAAAGAGTTCAGCTGGGCTACCAAGCTTTTGTAAAATTTTATCAAAAATCTGCAGGTCAAAAAAATATCAAAACCTATGAAGAATTTTGCAAAAGTAGTTTTTACAATGCCTTTGTAAAGTTTGGATCATTCTTGAACAATGTAAGACCATTATACACCGAAAAGTATATGGACTATATAGTGACCAGCGGAATTAAAATAGATCATTGGTGCAACGAAACAATTTATGAAAAATATGCTATTGAGTTAATAATGAAAGAAGATGTTGAGACAGCCCTAGAAAGATCTGTTAGTACAATGGCTGAATGGGCTGCAACACATGAATCGCAATGGAATCATTACTTTTTTTATGTTTCTCTAAATAAAGCTACATTTGATATCAAGGATGGAAAAATATCTCCGTGGTTGATTTTAAATTGTAAATCAGGAAAAGAAATGTTGGCCAAACTCAACGACGAACAGTTAAATATGATATATCAAATATTAAATCCAGAACACTGGGCGTTGAGATTTAAACGTCATCCTAAGGATGTTGAGCTTGTAAAACAAATTGCTAAAGAAGGTAATCTATAATTGGATATCGACATAGACTTTGCAGATAGAGATATTATTCTATCTAAAATTACGCATCATGTTGCCAAACTAGACACTGGCAAAAAGCATAATACCGGAGTATATGTTAATCCTATTCCGCACAACCCACTAACCAATATATCAACAATAGATTACAAAGATGCTGAAGACCGTGGATATTTTAAGATTGATTTTCTAAATGTTTTTTTGTATAAAAACATAAAAAACGAACAGCACTTAATTGAGCTTTCTAACAAAGAACCACTGTGGGAACTATTGGAACATGCTGAAGTTGTGGATCAACTGTTTCACATTGCTGGACACAGCGACATTTTAAAGAAATTAAAACCCAAAAGTGTTTTGGAACTAGCTTGTGCATTGGCTATTATACGTCCTGCCAAAAGATATTTGTTAACAGAATCGTGGGACAAGATACACCGAGAGGTATGGACCAAACCTACAAATAATCAATACTACTTTAAAAAAGCCCATGCGGTATCATATGCATTGGCTGTGGTAGTTCATTTAAATTTACTTTGTGAAAGTTTTACTTGATTTTTCTAATCAACTGAACGCTTCTGCGTTTTACTCTTTTTAGTGCTAGATTGTTTAAATTAACACAGGGCCCTACTACTATCTTTACATCTTTAGAATTCATTGTCATCATACAATAACGCAGCGGATCTATCTCTCTTCTTAGAAAAGTGTTTATGGGAATCAGTCTATTTGATTCCCACCACCATACTTCGCCTAAGTCCAGCAAAAGTTTTTTGTGATCATCGGTTTTTAAATTTGTATAAACAAACATAGTTGTAACATACTGATCTTGATTTGAAATGATCCCGACATATTCGTTGCCACCATATGCAACTACACTTACGTAAGGAAATTGATGTTCTATCTCTTTTAATAACATTCTACAATAAATACTATATAATAAGGATTCAGTATGCAACTAACCCCTAGATATTTAGTCAACGAGAGAATAAATGTTGTATCAAATGATGCTGGATTCTTTGTGGAGTATAGACCTGTGTATAGTAGAACTTTAAATGTATATAGAAATATTGATAATACGCTACAGTTTAGATTATTGAATGCAGATCAAAAACCTGTACAAATAACCGGTACTCCTTATATCGTGATATTTGACGAAAATCAAACTAAAATTTTAGAACGTCAATGCGTTACAACCGACGACGGTTCAACTACAGCAACTAGAGGTATGTTTCATGTTACTATAACAGAAACAGACATGCTCAATGTAAAACAACAATACTTACAGTATAACATCTACATGCTAAATGCAAACAACACTCGTTCTATAACATATGCAGGAAGAAATTTTTCCAGCAGCGGAAAAATATTTTTAGACGCTGGTGCATATCCTGGACCAAAAAGCAGTATAGAAATCAAAAACTTTTTTTCTGAAGGGCTGTATTGGGTTGCTGGATCCGACACAGAAAGCAAGATATCTGCGGAACCTGAACTTAATGGAGCCGACGCTTTGCACACTGTTGCAGTTTATAATAATGGATACGTTGGCAATGTTGAAGTTCAAGCAACTCTAGACAATCAAATTTCTATGACCAACAATTGGGCAACTGTAAACACTATTACTCTAACTGGCACTGAGACAGAACCTGTTCCTGCTAACTTTAATGGATTGTTTACATTTATAAGATTTAAATTTAACAATGATCCTACCAACACAATTACACAAATCTTACTTAGAAACTAATTGACATTGCTGTTTTAAAATGCTAGTATAATGACATGAGCATCGTGTCAGAAACAGTATTCTCTTTCTTGCCGTCTAAGCGTAAAACTACGCCTAGTGGGTGGATATCATTCAATGCTCCTTGCTGCGTACACAATGGTACATCCCCAGACAACAGAATGCGCGGTGGTGTTATTGAAGAAGGCGAGTCGGTATCCTATCACTGCTTTAACTGTGGATTTAAAGCTTCGTGGCAACCAGGTCGACACATGTCCTATAAACTGCGACAGTTGTTTACTTGGTTGGGTGTGCCCGACAACGACATCAATAAACTGGCTTTAGAGATACTGAAGATCAACGAAGGCATTGTTGTTAAAGAACGTGTAGTAGAACTTCCGAAGTTTCAAGAGGTAGCATTGCCGCCAAATGCTCAGTTGATAACTGATGATCTTTGCAATACATCTTCCCATCTATCTGCTGTAAAAAAATACATGTCAGATAGACAGCTTTGGACAGATCAGGGATACAATTACTATTGGTCTAATTCACTTGGCTATAGAGATCGTGTTATTATTCCTTATCTGTATGACGGAAAAATTGTTGGGTGGACTGCAAGAACTATTACACCCAATCGTCAACCCAAGTACATAGAAGAATCTCAACCAGGGTATGTTTTTAATCTTGACGAACAGAGGCCACAAAAAATATTTGCAATACTTACTGAAGGGCCAGTTGATGCAATACATTTAGATGGTATCTCGCCCATGGGTTCTGAAATCAGCGAACAGCAGGTTATGTTGATCAATAGATTGAACAAGGATATTATTGTATTGCCCGATCGTGATCAAAAAGGTCAAGCTCTAGTGGAGTTTGCAATTGAAAACGGATGGGGCGTTTCTATGCCTGACTGGAATCAAAATATCAAAGATGCTAGTGACGCAGTTGTTAAATACGGAAGATTGTACACACTGTACAGCGTTGTTTCGGCTGCCGAAACATCACCTTTAAAAATTAGATTGAGAGCAAAAAAATGGTACGCACATTTATAAAATTTTTAACTTGGCCATATCGATATATTCGCGATGAGTTGGCTTTTAGAAAGAAACTCAAAGAACTGAGGAAGCGCGATCCTTTTATCTACAAATGATAACTTGGGGAATCAGTGCGAACAGTCACGATGCTGCGTTGGCTGTTTTTAGCAAAGACAATAACAAACTAAAACTTGAGTTTGCTAGTCACAGCGAGCGATTCAGTGGAATAAAAAATGATCCACACTTGCACAAAAGCAATTCTATTTTTAAAGACGGACTAATTGAATATGCCGTCGATAATTTCGGTGCGCCGCAAGAAGTTGTATGGTATGAAAAACCATACAAAAAAACTTTTCGGCAACTGTTAGCAGGGCAAGGGTGGCTTGGCAAAGAAAATAATATTTGTAATTATTTGCTTGACTACGGTATTGACGCTCCTATATCTTATGTGGACCATCATCTCAGTCATGCTAGTGCAGGCTATTATACAAGTGGGTTTGATTCTGCTACTGTTGTTGTGATTGATTCTATTGGTGAATTTGAAACCCTGAGTATTTGGTCAGGCGAAGGCAGAAATCTAAAACGAGTCTATTCACAACGCTATCCACACAGCCTCGGATTGTGGTACAGTGCCATGACTGATCGTATTGGTTTAAAAGCCAACGAGGACGAGTATATTTTAATGGGTATGGCCGCATACGGAAACCCTCATAGATTGTATTGGGACATACTAGCTGATTTCTTTGAAAACTTTGGCAACGAATCAACTCCAGGTCCAAAATTTAAAAATAATCTACATAGGGGATGCCGTAACTGGAGACCGGACCTTGTATCCGAACAGGATCGTTTTGACATAGCAGCCGCAACCCAGTACGTATATGAAGTAATTCTTAAACAGATTTCTTACTGGGCTCTACGCAACTTACCATCTCGCAATTTAGTGTTGATGGGCGGTTGTGCATTAAATTGCTCGGCTAACAGTGTTATACACGGAGATTGGGACCAGGTGTGGATCATGCCCAACCCAGGTGATGCTGGATCTAGTGTGGGTGCAGTGTTGGCCAAATATCAACAACCAATCAACTGGCCGGGCCCGTACTTGGGATTTGATATCCTCATGCCCTATCCAGTAGAACAGTTGATTGCTGAACTCAAAGCCACCGGCATTGCAGGAGTTGCCAACGGCCCAGCAGAGTTCGGCCCTAGGGCATTGGGAAATCGCAGTTTGCTTGCTGACCCTCGCGGCGAAGATATCAAGTTCCGGGTCAATGCTATCAAACAACGTCAACAGTTTAGACCATTTGCCCCTGCTATACTTGCAGAACATGCTGAACAGTATTTTGATGGACCAATGGGTCCGTACATGCAATACACTGCAAGATGCAGATACCCTGAACAGTTTCCAGCAATTGTACACAAGGATGGTACCAGCAGAGTGCAAACTGTGTCGCAAAACGACAACCCAGGTCTAAGACGGTTGTTGGAACGCTGGTATGCAGAGACTGGGTGTCCTATGCTGTTGAACACCAGCCTCAATATCAAAGGCCGCCCAATGGTTAATACCTGGGGTGATGGGCTGGACTTTGCCAAACACTACGGAGTTAAAGTGTTTTAATGGGTTGTTGTACTGAGGTCAAGATTGTTGAACATATTCAACAACTTACCGTCGACAAATACAAATATTGTATTACAATACACTATTGTAAGAACTGCGGTAGCGTAAAAGCCACTTCACGCATTGAGGAAATAAAGAGTAGAGATTGAGTAATGAGTACAAGACAAAACACTGACTACGGATACGATATACAAAAACTTTACTTGGAAATCATGCTCACTGATGCAGAAACATTTGTTCGCTGCCAAAGTGTGTTTGATCCCAGCAACTTCGACCGACGTCTGCAACCAGCAGCACAATTCATCAATGAATATGTAATCCAGCACAATGCTATGCCGCTGTTTGAAATGGTTAATGCTGCCAACAAAACAGACTTTCAAAATCCCGGTACACTGCAAAGCGAACACCTAGATTGGCTGTTGTTGGAGTTTGAAACATTCTCCAGACACAAAGCACTGGAAGCAGCCATACTGAAAAGTGCTGACCTGTTGGAAAAAGGCGAATACGGGCCTGTGG